GAAGAAAGCCCTGAAGAACATATACAGCAAAGATTTCCATCCCATGACCGACATCGAGGAGAACCTGTTCGAGGCCACGTGGAAAACGATGAACAAAGCCACCGACAAGGGGTTTGGGACACGGAAAACCGATGATCCGGATTATGACTTCTACCGTGAAATCCGAATGAACAACGCCGTGTTCGCAGCTTTCAAGGTACACAGGGCACAGAACGACATGGCAGCGCTGCTGCTGGACAAAAACGGAAGTTTAAAGCCGTTTGAACAGTGGGTGAAGGAAGCCATGCCCATAGCCGACCACCAGATGATCCATTGGCTGCGTACAGAATACGACACGGCCGTCATACGGGCACACCAGGCCGCGGACTGGAGACAGTTCGAAAGGGAAAAGGATGTATTGCCGAACCTCAAATGGATGCCGTCCACAAGTGTGACGCCGGGAGCCGACCACCAGATTTTCTGGGGGACCATACGTCCGATAGATGATCCGTTCTGGAACGAGCACAGGCCCGGAGACAGATGGAACTGCAAGTGCACGCTCTCATCAACGGATGAAGCGCCGACAGCGGTACCGGACGAAAACGGGCAGAACAAGGCACATGACGGTCTGGAAAACAATCCGGGAAAAGACGGCAAACTGTTTTCAGACAAACACCCCTACATTACTGAAGCGCATCCGGGAGCAAAAAAAGCCGTGGACGCACTGACCAGGCGCATCAACGAAATGATAGCCGAAATGCCGGACAACCTGACGCTGGAGGAAAAAACCGACATCGCCCGCAACAATCTCAAGATAGAAAAGGCACTCGGCGTTACCAAAGGCAAGCCGATGACATACGAACAGGCGAACAAGGGAAAGGAGAACCCGAAATTCGGAAAAGAGGAAGGATACCGCGTGAATTGCCAGACCTGCACCGTGACACACATGCTCAGAAGGTTGGGGTTTGACATCGAGGCAAAACCCAACATCAGACAAAGCGCATACAATGAAATGGCAAAACAAGGTATCACATGGGAAGAACGTTTCCTGAACCGGGACGGAACAAAGCCGGATTATGACTATACCTATAAATGGCAGGTCAGAAAGGGATATCAAGTAATGAATGCAAACCGGCTGAAGGAATACTTCAGGGAAAAATTCAGAGAGGATGGAATATACGAGATATATTGTGCCTGGAAAGGCGGCTCCGCACACGTGTTCTGCGCAGAGGTGACTGAAGGAAAGACAAGGTTCTTCGACCCGCAAACCGGAAAGGATGATGCAAGCAATTACATACAGAGCATGAAAGCGGGCCGTGTGGGAGTGATAAGAATAGACAACAAACTGGTAAATCCCAAAATCATGGGACTATTCATCACCAAATAAACGGGAAGAAAGTGCCAGCCCCTCCTCACCGTCCACCAGACGGCAGGACTGGCCGTCGAACAGAATAAAGGCGGGAAGACCGACAGGCAACTCAAAACCATCCCCGTCAACACAGCCCACGGAATAGATGCTTCCTTCAGGGGAACTGGCTGATAAGACAACGGAGTTGTAACCGCTACTGTTTGCTAATTCCGACACTTGTTTAGGTATTTCCATAACGCAAAAAGGCACATAAAAAACGCCTTGCTGCAAAAGTATAAAATTATTTTTTAATTCAGTCATTCATGGACATAAAAGAATATTCAAAACTGATAAAAGCCAAACGGAAAGAACTGGATGGGCTAATGAAACGGAAAATGCCGGTTATCGCCGGACGAATGGCAAAAGACCATTTCCAGGACAACTTCCGCCGGGAAGGTTTCGTAAACGGAGGATTACACCCGTGGCCGAAAGCGAAAAGGCTGTCCTCGGGACGGACCGATGCGGCAGGGAGCTACGGGACGCTGCTCTCCGGAAGGAACCATCTCTTCAGCTCCGTCAAATACATGCCGGGAGAATACCGAGTGAGGGTGGCAAACGAACTCGTCTATGCGCCGGTCAATAACTGGGGAGGAGAAGTTCATCCGACTGTTACGCCCCAAATGCGGCGTTTTGCATGGGCGAAGTATTACCAGGCTTCAGGCAAGGCTAAAAAAGCCGCCACGGGCAAAAGAAAAGGCAAAAAGAAGGGTTCTGCCGCAAACAATGAACCGCAGGAAAATCAGGAAGCGCTGAAATGGAAAAGGCTGGCGCTGACCAAAAAGAAAAAGCTCCGGATAAAAATACCGCAACGCCAGTTTATCGGGGAAAGCCGGGAACTGTCCGAAAAGATAGACCGTAAAATGGAGAATGAAATCAGAAATATTTTAAACTTATAACAACATGGAAGAAATTTTTATCGCGATCATGGAACGCATCGCCGAAAAGATGCCTGAACTGTCATACATTGACGAGGACTACGGACAGCTTGAAGCCGGGGCGGAGGAGGACCACTATCCGGTAACCTTCCCCTGCGTGCTTGTCGGGAACGCCGAATCGGACTGGAATGACCTCGGTTACGGGGTACAGAAAAGCGAGTCACTCATCACCATACGACTGGCCATTGACTGCTACGATGACACCCACTACACCTCCGGAACCTATGACAAGGTAAGGGAACGGCAGCTGAAGGCCAAAGAGCTGTACAAAGCCTTGCAGGAGTTCCAGTGCACGGAAGAGACCAGCCCGCTGGTCAGGGTAAAGAGCCGGGACTATTCGCTGCCGGGAAACATCAAGGTGTACGAGACGGTTTATTCTTTCACGCTGCATGACGAGTCGGCCATGCAGTAAGGGGAAGGTTCATTCCCCCGTGAACAGGGAAAGCTGGACGGCTGTCAGGCGGGGTTTCTTAACCTTTGGGACGGGCTTCACCTCCAAGTCCTTCAGCTCCCGGCACTTGCACCGGATAATGGACATGATCCGCTCCTCGGAAATGAAAAACTCCTGGCGGGACAACACTTTCAGGGCATCATCAAAACGCAGGCGCTGCACCTCCGTCCAGTAATAGTAACGGCGGCACAGGGCTTCATCACGGAGTTCTATCAGTTTTTTGTCTCGTCCTTTAGCCATAAGTTCAGGTATATGCTGCAAAATTAGGCATTTAACCGGGGATGTTAATAAAAAAACGCCGCATCGTGTATGAATGCGGCGTTTTTCTGTTTAGAGTGTGAACAAAATCACATGGTCATCAGTTCGGTGTCATCCTCACCCGGAACAAACGGCTCGATGCGGGTGATCACCTTGCTCTGTACCTTCACCCGCCCGCTGCCATTACAGACCGGACATTTTGCGGATAAAGGAGCTCCTCCCTGGTCCAGGTAAAAGATACGTCCCTTGCCTTCACAACGCTTGCAGGCCATGACGTGCGGCGCGATGTTCTTCGTCTTCTCCATGACTACAACCGGCAGAATGAGGGTTCGATACGGTGCCAGACACCGTTTTCGTCACGTTTGTGGAAATAGTAGTTCACCGCGGTCTTGTACACCACGTTGCTCTCACGGAAGAGGTCCATGATCTCCGTGTACTCGCTGTCGAAACGGTCCTCGAGCTCGTACAGCTTACTCACGGACTTGTAGTCCAGATCGCCCTGGCGGTTGCGCTCGATCATGGTCATGCCGAGCTGGTACATCGGGTCGTCGGTACCCAGCTCGCGCCCCATGGCGTAGCGCTTCAGGTAATCCACCAGGCGTTCGGCGGCAAGGTCGGCACGCTCGTCGAAACTCTTCA